CTTGAAGGTGCCAATTCGCTAGGTGACATACAAATGGCCCGAGATCGGTATAATGATCTGCGCAATCTTTGCCTACGTCAACTTAACGAAAAGAAAGGAATCGCAATCACCCCCTTGGACGTTAGTGATGCTATCGTACTCCACCAACGATACATTGGTGCCTTCGTTTCGGAGGAATACACTAGCACAATGTTTCAGCCCACAACATATGACTACATGGTTAATCGAACCCAGCATTTCCTGGACGCATGGAATGATCCCTTTGGTTTCGCAGCCTCATCTCTAGGCAGAAATGCTTTTCTCAAAACGCAAGTCAAGGTGAAACCAGGTCTCAATGGCCAAGAAACGCATGGGCAGCAAATCATAGCCAACGAGCCTGAGCTAACCAATCAGTTTTTCGATCTTTGTAGACTCGCTGCCAAGGGCTTCAATGAAACTGATCGCTCTGATTTCATAACTGATTCCGGTTTTTCTGACGACGATCTCGAAGCATTAATGCAACAGCGCGGCATTGCGGCAAGAATCGAAAACGGGCGCAACCTACAAATTGACTTGTCCAAACAGGACAGCACACATCGCCCTGCACATGTTTTGGCTTTCGCCCTCTATTTGCTGTCATTAGGCGCTGACGAGCAACGGGTCTATACTTATGTTGCAATGAGAGCTATGGCCTTTGTCAAATCCCTGGCAGCCAACCTGTACAAAGCCGTGATCAAGTGGAACCTGACGTCTGGGGATCCTTTCACACTTATCGCCAATTGCCACATGATGAAAGCTACTTTGGCTGTTAAGTATGACAATCTCCGAGCTTGCGCTGGACTGCAAAAGGGCGATGATTTCACCTGCTCCAATGAGGGTTACGTTGTTGGCGGTGTACCAGACGTTTATCAACGACTGAGGGTCATAATGAAAATTGATGAAGAGCTCCCAGCATACCATGCCGGCAGATACCTTTATCGTGGTAGGTTATTAGCAGATCCTGTTCGCGCATTCTTTAGACATTATTCCAAAACCTTTGCGACGGACGTAAGCATTCGTGACCTTCATCAATCGTTTATGGACAGACACATCGACTACAGTGAGGAGGAACAACGGTATCTGTGTCACATCTTGCCTTTGCATTATGAGGATATCAGCGGTGAGCAAGCGATGGTAATCGTGCAGGGTGTGCTGTCATTACGCTCCTTCAAATTTTTCGCGAGCACCTATAAGCATCAAACTCATCCGACCCTGGGCATTTACTCACCAGATACAGATTGCTCCTTCCTTGTCGCTAGGTTTCTTGCCCCCCAGTTAGCTCCGTCAACGCTACGAAAATTTAGGTATCACACCGACCCAGAGTCCTTAGCTAAGTTGTACCAACACTATGGAATTCCTGCTGTTGTTGTCAGTCATCCTGGGCTCGTGCCTCGCGGTTTCTATGGTGCTGTTGTTATGGTTGGGCATGTTTTTGCGAAGGTCGCGCCGGCCCCACATTATTGACGAGGAGATGATGAGGCAGCACTATGGTGCTTTGATCGAGAGACAAAAGTTGGCCGATGGTAAGTTG